GCAGGAACAGTCGTTGTAAACGGCACTGGATTGGCTCTTCTTCCGTCTCCAGGAACTGCAGCAGCCATACTCGCCAAAGCCAATGAAGCAACATCTGCCGCCGCTGCCTCTATTGGAGGTCCGCCAGGAGAGAAGAATCCTAAGGAGCCTCAACTTACTCCGTTAACTCTTGAGGATAGAGTTGATGAATGGGCATCTACATTATCAACCTTAGCGGAAAATGCATCTGACAACCAAGACGCTATTAATGCACTGAAAAAGAAAGGCATTGATGAAGGACTAGTCACTAATGAAGATTTAAATCGTCCTCTGACAGAAGGTACGAAAGATGAAACTCCTCCGCCCGCCGCAAAACCTGCGGCAGTTGCATCATGTCAACTCATTTATTCACAATCCACATTTCCAAGCTCATATAGCCTTACTCCCAATGTCACGCTTGGATCTTTACCTGGATATCAACGGCTTCGTGGTCAATTTGGATTAACAACACAAGATATTGTATGTAATCTTCGTCAATTAGCGGTAAACGTTATTGAGCCTATGTTCAATCTTGTTGGGCGGGGCAACATCATTATTACTTCAGTGTTTAGAACACCTGACACAATAACTGGCTCATTAAATCCTCCTACAGGAGTGTCATTTCATCAACAAGGATTAGGTGTTGATATTTGTTTTAATCGAAAAAATTTCTCTGAATATTATGATATCGCTGTACAAATGAAACAGTCAATTCAATATGACAAATTGTTGCTTGAATATCGTCTAGGTAATGTGCGAGGCACTACAACATATAAACCTTGGATTCATATTCAATGGCAACAACAGGGTATCAATCTAGCGAACGGCAGGACGGGAGGTCAGGCTAGACTACAAGCATTTACACTGAAAAATGACAGAACCTATTCACCAACATTAGTAAATCTTCTTCCAGATTCCACATTAACATATTAAATATAATATAAATAATGTCATGACCACACCTAATAGAGTTTATCAAGATTTAGATTTGTTATTTGGCGTTACTGCAACTAATGATGTTGCAAAACGTATAGACGTTAATGCTGTCAAACAGTCCTTAAAAAATATACTATATATTCGTAAAGGGGAAAAACCATTTCGTCCAGAAATTGGGTCAGATTTACATAGAATTCTGTTTGAGCCCATGGACTTCCTAACAACAGATTTACTTCGTGACATTATAACTGATACTATAAGAAAATATGAACCTCGAGTTCGTTTAGAGAACGTTGAAATTCAACCAAATTATGATCAGAATTCATATGATTTAAGTTTGTATTTTTATGTAATAGGAATATATACCCCGATTACATTTAATTTAACCCTACAGAGACTTCGCTAAATGGCTGAACTAAGAGTCACCGAACTAGAATTTCAACAAATCAAAAATAATTTAATTCAGTATCTCAGTGCTACTGAAGAATTTTCTGATTATAATTTTGAAGGATCTGGTATCAATAATTTATTGGATGTGTTGGCATACAATACACATTACAATGCCGTGTTGGCACATTTTCAAGCCAACGAAATGTTCATTGATACTGCTGTAAAACGTTCTTCCGTTGTGTCTATTGCAAAGACACTAGGATATACTCCTAGAAGTGTTATTGCCCCTAAAGCAAGAGTCAACGTTGTAGTTCAAAGTGCGCAGTCAGGTCCGTTATCATTACCAGCCAGTACAAAATTTTCAGCAACTGTAGGTAGTCAGAATTTTACATTCGTGTCATTAACTGAACAGATTGCTCAAAAAATTGGAGGATCATATACATTTACTAATGTTGATATTGCTGAAGGTGCGGTAATTTCTCAGCAACAACTTATTAGTTCGAATATAGTTTCAGGCCCTATAACTATTCGAAATAATAATATTGATTTATCTTCGCTGTCTGTAGTTGTTCAAACTAGTCAAAATAATTTTACAACAACTTCATGGAACCGGTCAGAAAAGATCATTGATGTTACCAGTGAAGATACGGTATATTGGATAGAAGAAGGACAAAACGGATACTACAAATTATTTTTTGGCGATAATATTATTGGAAAAAGTTTAACGGCAGGCAATATAGTTAATATTCAATACATTGCCTCACAAGGTGCAGCGGCAAATGGTGCACAGACATTTTCCATTCAAGCAACTTTAGGAGGAGGATCTCCTGTTACCACATTGGTAAATAGTGCGTCGGGGGGTTCTGACCGAGAAAATATTGATAGTATTCGTTTCAATGCGCCTCGATATAATGCCACACGAGGTAGAGCAGTCACCGTCGAAGATTACAAATCATTGATTCTAGCCAACTTTGATAAAGCAAAATCGGTTGCTGTTTGGGGAGGAGAACAAAATGTCCCTCCCATATACGGCAAAGTGTTTATGTCTATAGATCCTAAGAATGATTACATCATCACTGAATCAGATAAAGATAATATCATTAACAATGTAATTCGTCCAAGAAGTGTGTTATCGTTACAACATGAATTTATTGATCCAACATATTTGCATGTTGGGATGGATGTAAAAGTTTCTTATAATTCTAAAGTTACTCCTTATACTGCAAATCAAATTGCCAATTTAGTATCAGGTGAAATTAGACGATATTTTACAAGTGAACTTTCAACGTTAGATAAGAAATTTTATTATGGGCAGTTATTAAATAGAATACAATCATCACAAAGGTCTATTTTAGGAACATTAATTGACTTACGTTTGCAAAGAAGAATTGTGCCCCTTGTGAATGTTCCTGAATCATTGAACATTTATTTTACAACAGCGGTAGAACCTAATTCTTTCAAGAGCACTAATTTCAAAACCACAATTCAAGGCATAGAATACACCGCATATATTCAGGATTATCCTGACACAACACCCCCTTCCCGCACAGGAACAGGTACCTTGAAATTGATTGATGCCAGTGATAATAGAATCATTGATAACAATTATGGTGAAATTTATTATAGTGGTTCAGGATTATTCATAATCAACCGATTGTTAGTGACTGAATTAGTTGGAGCGTCTTTTGACATTCGGTTTAATGCGTTGCCTCAAGAGTTGAATAAAGATTTATCTCCTACTATTGTTCGAACAACACCTATAGCAGACCGTGCTGTTTATCCATATCCTTCGCAAAACATTGTGGTTGTATTAGATGACAGTGAACAAAACAAATCAATAGGAACACTTTCAGGATTAATCGTAACTGCCCAACCATTTGAAGGATAATGTCAGAATTAAAAAACAAGTTACAGCACTTAGTTGAAGGGCAGATACCTGAATATCTTCGGGCATCATATCCTCGCTTTGCTTTATTCATCAAAGAATATTACACCTTTCTTGACGGAAATCGTCAAGCCAATGCTGTATTACTCAACTCTAATACCTGGAGTGATGTTGATTTAACTTTGGATTTGTTTGTTGAAGAAATGCGTAAGCAACATGCCTACGATATTTCTCCTGAGGTATTAGTTGACCAACGTAGATTAATAAAATTTATTAATCAATATTACGAATCTAAAGGATCAGAAAACGCTGCGGAATTATATTTCCGTATGATGTACAATGATACTGCTACAGTTAAATATCCAGGTGATTATGTTCTTCGTGCGTCTGACGGTGTTTGGTCGTCAAAAAAGACAGTTAAGATTGACACTGATTATACTCAAATTGATTCAGCATCACTTGAATTAGCCCCTGCACCTTTACGTGATGCAGCAACAGATGTCTTTTCATTAAAAGAAAAAACAATATACTTAAAGTATCATCGACGCGAATCTTCAGGATTAAAAACATATCGACAAGAATTAGGATGCGTTCAAGTTGCGCGTATCCTCAATAATCAAGATATTTTTGAACTAGAAATAGATATCCCAAATACGATAAATGTAAATGATTTCAATAATGCGTTAAAAACATTGGCACATTTTGATACCGTTTGGGTTACTGCTTTTGATGATGATGTTGAATATGTGTATGGATTTTTAACACAGCAATTAACAGGATACACTATTCTTTCCGGAGGTGAAAATTTTCGCCGCCGTGATACATTCACTGTAGAAGTTGCTGAAAGTGCTCTGTATCCTATTCCTGGACAAGAAAATAACAATGGAATTGTTCGTGTCGCTGATGTAACCGTATCAGATATTGAAGAATATTTCGCCAGAGATTATGTTGTTCCTGGTGCAGAATATGCGGCGAGTGATACAACGGGTATTATTAATGATCTACGTTTTATTTCTACCGGACATCGTTTTGATATTGTAGGTGATTATTTTGCAGAAGCATATAATGAAGATGACGACTACACCACCTATAAGGACTTTGTACGCACATTTGAAAATCCAAGAAGAAACAGATTTTCAACATTACTCATAGAAGATTATTTCGAAGAACGTGAAGGCGAAACTGCCTATATGCAATTTAATGATGACACAGGGTACACAGATTTTGCGCTGACATTTTTGAATCTGATAAATGGACTCGTGTATAATATTAGTTTAGCGACGGTTCGTTTTGAAGTTGGATATGTATATCAACATCCGGGCAATTGGAAAAATAATGCAGGGTTCTTATCAGATATTAATAAGTTACAAGATAACTATTATTATCAGCCATATTCATATGTAATTCAAACAAAGAATGTTCCATATGAATCATGGAACACATTGTATAAAGATAGTGCACATCCTGCAGGATTTGTTGTGTTTGGTGAATTATTAGTTGAAGATGAAATTACGTTTACACCGATAGATATCACAAGCACACAATATGTTATAAACAACTTTGTTGATAATATTCAACCTGTTGATACTGTTGCAAAACATGTTGCAAAACCTGTCACTGATAATTTCTCGGTAAGTGAAAATTCTGTATACAATTTCAATAAGGTATTGACTGATACGGCAATTGTAGATGATGCGTCAGGATTGGAGTTAAATGTTCAACCTGTCTTTAGTGACACAGTGATTTCATCTGACGTTCTTGCGAAAGACATCATCATTCCTAACATTACTGATGGAGTATCAGTACAAGATACTGTATTCGTTGAAATCATCACCGTTGTAGAAGTGGCAGAAACAGTAGTAATTGGTGATTCACCACAAATTTCTATTGGGTTAAATCTCAGTGAAGATGTAAACACATCAGATAATTCGATCTTTTTTTTTGAACAATCCATAACAGATGCAGCAGAGGCGGAAGACACGGCCACTCGGTCGGTGAATCTTCTAAACACTGATTCTATTAATATAGGTGATTCTTCTGAAATAACCAGTGCACCGGACAAAATAGAAACAGTTGAAGCGATAGATTCACAGATAAATTCTATTAGCAAAATTCTTGTAGATACCGTTGTTGTATCTGAAGTTCTAAATATTGACGACACATTCGCCGTCGGCGATACTATATCTATCACCGATGAAAATAGTAGAAGCAATAGCGTAGTCATTGTTCCGCAATATAATATCGAAGGATATTTCGAATGTTCAACGTATGCAAGTGATGACATTGTTTCACTGTCTGATAGCATCGTTGTTGCACTTGATAATTATGTTGCCACAGAATATATTGATATTGGATATGCAGGCGATGTATCTACTGCCACAGACGTTGTAGAGGCATGTTCTTAATAGTTACAATTAATACCATATGGTTTCTAGGTAGTATAAATATTCATAACAACTTTTTACTTTTTAGGAGAATCTCATGCAAGAAAACATCAAGGCTACTGGTAAGTTGACAATTGTTCTTCGTGATGAACATGGTAACATCAAGGAAGAACACGAACACGAAAATTTGGTCGTGACTACAGGATTAGCACATATTGCGTCACGTATGGCAGGTACCGCACAGGGTGTCATGACCCACATGGAAGTAGGCACAAGTAGCACAGCGGCTTCCGCAGGACAAACCGCCCTAGTAACGGGTGGATTAACTCTTGGGCGTCAAGCCTTTGATTCATATACTGCATCAGGTGCAACTGTAACAGCTGTTGCAACTTTCGCCGCAGGAGAAGGCACAGGCGCATTGACAGAAGCGGGCATGTTCAATGCCAGTTCAGCGGGTACAATGTTGTGCCGCACTGTGTTCGCTGTTGTAAACAAGGGTGCGTCGGATACCATGGCAATCACTTGGACCATCACCCTCTCATAATTCAGTAAGTAAACACTATGGCTAACCTGATTCCTGCTCAAACCAGGCACGAAATTGCGCGTTCAATTTACCGTGATATCATAACAGGGAACGACTTCTATTATATTTTCGCAGGAAAATCATTTGAAGCAGCTACCACCCCTGTAGATACACGACAATATTTGTCCGATGTACATAGAAATATGTTGTTGGCAAAACGTATCGTGCCTGGTCCTTTCGATGTTGTTTATATGATTCGTCGCAAGGATTGGGAATCAGGCACTATATATGTTGAATACAGCGACCACGAAGAATTGGCGTATGACGATAATGGTGTTTTTGTGGTGGAAGATTTTTATGTAATGACTGACGAATATAAGCTGTATAAGTGTATTCGTGTAGGCACAACCTCAGAGGGAGTAGAGGTTGCTTCAACTGAAAAACCAACATCAACAAGTCCTGAACCTGATATTTTAAGTGACGGATATAGTTGGAAATTCATGTACGAAGTTCCTGTGCTTGATAGAATAAAATTTTTAACAAATGATTATATCCCTGTACGTAATATATCAGATGGGATCAACTTTAATGTCAACGGCGTAATTGAATCAGTTCGTATTGAAAATCCAGGTGAAGGATACATTGATCCTTATTTGGTAATCAAGGGAGATGGATTAGTTCCAGCAACTATTACTTTCAATGGGAATACCGCAGTCAATGCATCGGAAGATACTATAGCATATATAGGTCATACGTTTGTGACAGGAGATGCTGTGCGATACAATGCCGGCAGTGGAACACCTATTACAAATTTGACTAATAATACTGTCTATTATGTGATATTTTATACTAGTGAAAAAATTCGTTTAGCAGCGTCATTAGAAGATGCAGAAGATAGTGAATACATTACTATTAGTTCAGGCGCCGGCGCCTCCCATTCTCTTACACCAATTGGCACAACAACAAATGTTACTATTGATGGATCTGGAAGTGTAACTTCAGTTGAAGTAACTAATTCATCGCGCGGATATACACATGCGCGCGCAGACATGTATGATGCTAGATCCACTCCTGCTGATTATTCTTCATCGGTGGCGGGATCAGAAAATTTTTCTGGAGTGATTACTACAGATTTTACAACTCGTTTAGTATTAGGAAGTGGCACGGATTTCCTCGATGAATTACAGGTAGGCTGGACAATTACGGATGGGGCAAATAACATTATAGGTACTGTTTCAGATATTCTTACAGCAACTGAACTTGAATTGGTAACATTCCCAAATGTAGAAGCTAACGCCACCTCCTATAGTAGTTTTTCAGGAAATGGATTTCAAGGGATTGTTGTATTGGGAGCTGAAACAGCCAGTAGTATTAATCAAAACGTTGTACTAGAAACTATTCATGGCGCTATTTACAAAGTAGATATTCTTGACGGCGGCGAAGGATATGATACTGCAACCGTAGAGGTTTTTGGCGATGGCACTGGAGCTCAAATATATATTGACCCGGACACAGATATTGTAAATGGTGTTATTAAAACTGTACAAATTATTAATAGCGGACAAAACTACAACTATGCAAGAATTGTTGTAAGCGGGTTGCCTACTGAAGTTGCATCATTACGTGCAAATATAGGCCCGCAACGAGGTCACGGATTTAATATTGCTCAAGAATTACATGCACATAGTTTGTGTATTAGTACCACAATTTCAACAGAAAATGTTGATTTATTTCAAGGCAATGATTATCGTCAACTGGGCATTGTGAAAAATATAAAATTATATAATACAACACAGGATGTTGATATTGGGTATTTTCAAAAAGATACAGGAACCTCCTCATTTGTTATAACAGTTCCTGAAATTGAATATAATGAATATTCGTCGGATGACGAAATTGAAGCATCTACTGGTGGCATATATAAAGTACTAACAAAATTATTTGATGAATCGTCTGAAAAATATAAAGTATATTTGTTATATGTTGAAGGAAATAAAGTTATTGATATTGATACAACATTCACAAATAATACAACAGATTTTGAAAACTTATCCTGCACAGTTGTCGAAGAACCTGAATTCGATAACAATACAGGAACACTCATTTACGTGAATGCCTTTTCTCCCATATCACGTACAGCAGAACAAATTGAAACTATTAAACTCTTTTTACACTTCTAGGTGCACATGACTATCAATTTAGGAACTTCCCCCTATTATGATGATTTTGACGCTGATAAGAATTTTCATCGAATTCTTTTCAAGCCGGGATATGCGGTTCAAGCGCGCGAATTAACACAACTACAAACCATTCTCCAAAATCAAATACAACGGTTTGGTGACCATGTGTTTAAAGATGGGTCTGTTGTTGTCGGCTGCGCTGAAACTTTCCAATTTAATGTACCTTTTGTCAAAATTAAAAGTACAGATGCAGCAGGTATTACGATAGGAGCGGCGTCATATGATTTGTATAAAACTACTTTAGTGAATGCCGTGATTAGTAATGAATTAGGAGTATCTGCAAAAATTGTACGGGTTGATGAAGATACTGCGGGGCAACGAGTATTATATTTAAATTATCAATCATCATATTATGATGAGACAACACCAGAACTCGTCACAGAATTTCTTGTAGATGAGGCGTTGACCGTTATTGATTCTAATAATGTAACACAATCCTTTAGATTTTCAGTTGCAAGTTCTGCTCCTACAGGAGTAGGTTCATTATATACAATTGATGATGGTATGGTATATGCCGAAGGAGCATTCATTCGTCATGAATCACAAACTAAAGTATTGAGTTTTTATACTGATACCCCCACAAAAAATATTGGATTTCGAGTTATTGAAAGTAAAATTACGTCAAATGATGATGTAAGTTTACTTGATCCTGCCACCGGATCATATAATTATGCTGCGCCAGGCGGTGATAGATATAAACTTGTTACACAACTAGAATCATATGAAACCACTACAGTTCCTGATACAGGATTTCATCTTCTATTTTTAGTAGAAGAAGGTAAAGTAAAACGCGCCTTTAATAAACCTCAATATTCAGAATTACAAAGAGTATTGGCACAGCGCACATATGACGAATCAGGAAATTATGTTGTTACTGGGTTAAATGTTAATATTCGTGAACACTTAAAAACAGATAATAATAACGGCAAATACACCGAAGAAACCACGGGTGATGCATCGAAATTATTATATGGTGTTGAATCAGGTAAGGCATATGTGGAAGGATTCGATACAGAATTACAAGCAACTGATTATTTAACTGTTGATAAAGCAACAGATACATTGTCGGTTGATGAGCAGCAAATTCCAACCTTATTTGGTAATTATGTCTATGTGAAGTCTGTTACCGGTGATTGGGCGGTAACGGAAAATAATACTTCTATACAATTATTAGATAGTGGTAGTGTGTTGATTGCAACTGCAAAGTTTCGTTTATTGAATTTTTATGGGAGTACTGCAACAGGAACAAGTGCTTCTAAATTTTACAAATTATATTTGTACGGTACTGTGTTAGCAGCAGGAAAAACTGTTGATGATTTAACTACTATTCGAAACATCACGGCAACCAATTCAACCGCAGCAGTTGCCATTACTCCAGGCGATAACTTAGGAAGTGTTACACAAACTGGATTTAAATTGCACGAAAGTGCATATAATTCACTTATTTTTCCAACAGGATCGCGTGCAGTAGTAGAATATGACAATGACACAGATTATACATTTTGGAAGTATTTAGGCGCATACTCCTTTAATGG